TGATACCCGGTCCGCGTTCCTCTAATATTAGTTCTTTCAAAAGCTTCCTCAATGATATCATCCACGGTAGGATTAAAAGAAGTAGTCTCGGAAGTAGGAGGAGTAATCGTAGAAGTGTTACCCATGCCTGCGGTAGTAGCTGAGTAGTAAAATAATACCGGAGCGCCGGTCGTGGCCACCGGAGCGACGATGATAGTAGTGCTTGCTCCCGCTTGTCCTGCGACTCCTGCAGTGGTTACACCATTAGTATAGGCTACTCCACCTGCAGTATTAGTTCCATCTTTGGTAGATGAAAAAGCTAAAACATTACCAACATTGCTAGTATCTACTTGATTGAAAATGTAAGTGTTACCTTCTTGTAGTTCCAATACAGGACTTACGGTGCCATTAATAAAAAATTTATTGGCACCCGCACTGAATGCATTTTGTCCCGTTGCGACGGTGACTGTGTAAGTAATAGTCGCCATTGGTTATCCTATGTAAAGGTTACAGTAACGCCAGTAGTATTAGTTAAATCTATATAAACTCCAGCATCAAATAAAATTCCAGATCCTGGAACATATACTTCTAAACCTTCGGTATTAAATTTATATTCTGCTATCAACACATTACCTGCGCCTGTACCAGTTCCATTGTAAAACTTAACTACTGAACTTGCTACACCCGCTGCTTGAATAGAAGTGATTCTTGCTCTTTGAGTTGCAGGAACCATTTGTCCATCTGCAGTTGCGTGGGCTACTAGTTGGTCACTTGAAAACGATGTCATATTTAGTCCTTTTAAATTAAGTGCTCCCGAAGGAGCACTATTAATTATTTAGTATACTAGTAACTAGATAAGTTTGATTGCTCACCTGGTTCTGCACTATCTACCATAGTGTAGAAAAAAGTACCTGTTACCGTCCCACCAGTTGCTGCTGAAGCACCTTGATTAGCCGTAACGACTACATTAGCCGGAACACCTGTTCCTACTACTAAGGCACCTGCTGCTGATTGAGAAGCACCTTTAAGGTCTGCGTCTACTTCATTAAAAAATCCATCTTGATCTGCTGCTGTTCCAATGTCGAAAGTTGGGTTGGTACCACCTGTTGCGCCACCTAAACTAATAAAAGATGAAGGTACTGCACCTTTTGGTAAAGTGAAAATTTCACCTGCTGTTGCTGAAGCACCTACTCTAACTGCTACTGCAGAAGCACCTACTGGATTAAATGAAACTACTGCAGATAAGTTTACATTAGATGCTGTAACACCTGATGATTTATCTTGTCCACCGTAACTTCTTACTATTCCTTGAAACGTTGTTGTTGCCATGATTATATTCTCCTAGTTAATTGGAAGCCGTCTCTAGGCCGTCGACTATACGCGTCGGTTCCAATATTGTTAATGTATAGTGGGTATAATATAGCTTAATTTTTAATGAAGTGCAAGGTGTCCTTGCATGAACTTACTAAATTCAATGATGTAGCTTATTGTTAAGTAGCTACTGAAACTTGTTGTGGTGGATTTAGAATCAAATCTCTATGTTCTACTCGATTTTCTTCTATTTTGATCTCAAAGATAACTTCTTTAATTTTGTTATCAATTTGAACCATGTCCAGAGTATACTTGCCGTTGTCAAGATACTGCTGTTCCCACTTCAACTCCAAGGACCGTTTTTGTTTGTATAGGTCTTGTATCATTTATAACCTCCTCAAAAGTTATACGTTTAACTCGTCTACTATAATTGTTTCCGAGATACTCCCATTTTATACTTTTTTCTCCTAGTTTGTCAAGTATTGCTTTCTCGACAGAAACTGCATCATCTTTTGCTGAAATGTTAAATTTAGCATGATGACTGTGAGCCCAAATATTAATAAGAAGTTTTTTTTCCATGATTTGTTTTAAGTAGCACATAAAAAAAGGGAGGTCAACTAAGACCTCCCTTTTAAAGAAATATAATCTAAAGATTATACTGCGTCAGATCCGAAAAGACCTCTAGGATCAGAGAATCCGAAAACGTATCTCTCTCTAGCTTTGTATCTAACATTACCAGTATCGAAGTCACCTTCCATAGTAGTTTTGATAGGCGATCTGCTAAAGTGTTTAAGACCGTTAGGTACATCTGTTTTAATGAACCATTTGTTCGCATTTGTTAAATAATGGTTAACAGTATACCCTTGAGGTACCATTCCCATATTTTTAATTGCGTTGATATCATTATCAGCTGTTCCTACTCTACCTTGAGACTCCATAAGTCTGTCAGCAGTAAATTGAAGCGCAGAAGGAATTACTAATTTCATTCCTCTAGCCGCAATTTTTAGGCCTCTTTCATCAGTTAACGCAGCGATGTCTATTAGAGCTTGCTCTAAAGATGTTTCGTTTAACTGTGCAGGTGTTGCTAACTCATTCGAGAAAGTTCCCGAAAGAGTAGGGTGAACTGTAGACAAAAGTGCTACTCCATCACCGCCGGCAAAGTTTGCATTAAACGCATTGTTTAATACTGCCGCACCTTTTACTTGCTTCGTGTTTGCCATAGATCTTGCTAACGCTTTTGTATATCTAGACGCAAGTCTGTCATACAAGTTATCTTCGATAGCTTCTTCTGTGATTGCAAATGCCAAAGCAATTGTTTCGTTAGTGTAACGAGCCGTGAAAGTTTCTTGTGCATCATCAAATGTTACACCTTGACCTTCAGGTTTAACAGAAGCATTTCCGAATCCTGATAACATAACTTCTTCTTCAAAAGCTCTGTCAGAAGACTCAGTGTCAAATATTTCTGCTGCCTCGTTTACGTATTGTTTGTACTCAAGTCCGAACAGGGCGTTCAAACCTGGCTCTAGTTCTTTAACTAGTTGTGCTCGTGATATAGCCATTTTTTATTTTCTCCTATTCGTTATTAGTTGTATAAAGCAGATGCTTTAGCAATTGTTACTACAACATCACAACCAGCTACTGTTTGATCTTTTTGATCAGGTATATTAGCATTTCTTACTAATACCAGTGCGCTTGTTGCTGCGGCTGCAGAACCGACATCTAGTCTTTCGTCAGATTGACCTTCAATACCAGTTGCTCCATTGCTACCTGTGTTAAAGATAGTTCCAGCATCAGCCTGAGTCCATGAGTTGTTAGCTCTGATATTATATTCCTGATTAGGATTATCTATCACAAAACCAACTACACCTCTTGAACCAGTGTTGTAATCTATCGCTACTGTTGTTCCAACGTCAAATGAGTTAGCCCATGTAGGTTTAGATGTTGAAGCCGCTACATAGTGAGCGCCGTTAAAGACACCTACTAATAAAGGACTTGCTGAGTTGTCAAAATCTGCTCCACCACCACCAGCATCATCTGTTGCTGAGTAGGAAGCATCTTGAATATAACCTTTTTGTCCGGCTACTGCCCCTGTTCCATCATTGATAGAAACAAGATCGCCTTTGAAAAAAGTTTTAGAAGTAACTGCTGAACCAGTAGTTGCTCCTTGACCGTATATCTGATATTCGGATTGACCTGATGTTGCTGGAGTATTTCCAACAGTCATCACGGCTCTTAATCCATAACCAGCTGTACTTGTGTTTGCCATGTTATTTTTCCTTGTTATATATGAATCATCCTTGCGGATTATTCATGGTTAAGTTTATTTGTTGGTTTAGGAATTACTAAATAATTAGCTTTTCTTAGTACCACCAAAGGTTACACGTGTTTGCCTCTCATTATTGATTGGCATACTTGGGTGCTGTTCCTTCATAAGATCGTTATTAATTGCTTCATCCTTATCTGCTGTTTGTTTTGCATAATAAGCATCTATTTGAAGCGCGATCTCTTCTGGTATCCTAGCTAGCAATAGGCCTCCCACTCCGATGATTCCTGCGTATTTGCCTTCTGTCTCAGCTGGATAATCAGTATCAGGATATTGGTCAGATCTAACTAACTCCCATCCGGATCTTAATGAAGCAGCTACGTTTTTCGTATCGTTGAAACCCATAGATTCTGCTCTTATCCACTGGTGACGATATCCGTCTGGCGCAGGGGGTGCATCTAATGATGAGGGTGGAGTCCAAGTTTTTGTCTTTGCAGATTTCTCTCTTGTTTGACTCGCACGTGAAGTTTTTATTGTTTCGTTTTCCATATGCTTAATTTCCTTCCGTGAGTTGTTTTTGTTTTGCATAATCTTCTAGTGGCACGCCTAATCTTTTAGCAATTGCTACCTGTGATGGCGAGAGTTTCACAGTTTTTCTACTGCGTCCTGTTGAGGCTGAACGTTTAGCCGATGCTACGTTTTGAGCAGGTTTTGCTCTTTCCGTAGAAGTACCACCCACCTTATCAAATTTATGAGGAAACTCAAGTCTTATTCTTGAATCAATTTCTTCATAATATTCGTCCGATTGAGGATCATATCCTTCTTGTTCTACAAGCTTTTTATGTAAATCAAATGAAGTATAAGTCATTGCGGTATCATTACCAAACCAAGGGTTTTTAGATGCCCATGCCTCTGCCTTTGAATCGGTAGGTGCATTTCTAGGTAAATTATATCCTTGATAATTATTTACTTCCTGTGTTTGTTGAGGAGTAATTCTAACTTCTCGTTCTTTGGTTTCTTGTAATCGGTTTTTTAAACCACCTAAACGAGCTGCATCTGAAGTTAGAAAAGCAATTTGTTCCTGAGCAGTTACTTGCGCATCTACATTACCAGATTCAATAGCATTTTTAAGTGCTATTCTTGCTGAGTCCATATTAGTAGTAACTCTTTTTTCAAATTCAGAAACATAAGATTGATCTAGTTTAGAAAATCTATTCTCTATTTCTTCTTTTTGTTGTTTAGTTGCAATAGCAAAAGCGACAGCTTCTTCTTTCTGTCTTTCTGCTTCACGCATTTTGCGAGTAAGCTTAGAAATTCTTTTTTGAACTCCTTCACTGTATTCAGCTAATTCATCTTTTGGTGCAGTTTCAACAACTTCTTTTTTAGCCTCTACAGGTTCTTCAACTTTTTCTACTTGTATTTCTTCTTCAACAACTACTTCTTGTTTTTCAGGTTCATTGTTTTCATCAAAATTAATTTCGGCTCCTTGTTCTTCACCGACATCAATTAAATCGTGTTTGGTTTCTTCTAGTTCTGGCATAGTTCCTTCCTATGTTAAATTAAATGAAGAACTGATTCAGGATCTTTAATAGTCCCTATCACTTCATCATCGTTAAGTATTCTCACTTCTCCACA